TATTGTGCAGGTTATTATATAATCAAATTTAATAAAGGCTGGGTCAAGAGTTTTTGTCCTAAAGTTATTACATTAGAACGCAATGAATATCGTGGACCATTCAAAACTGAATTCGAAATGAAACAGGTGCTTGCTAATGCAAAATCAGATTAATCTAACTCCTATTACACAGTTTGTACAAATACTCAGAGCTGCCGAGCTTTCGAATTCAAAAGAATTAAAAATACCTATTCAACAAGCTCGGTTGCTTAGTATGGCTTTAAGCGAAATGCAGGATAAACTTATACAAGATTACGAAAGTATGTATAATCAGCTTAAACAAAGTATAGAAACAGAGGTAGTTACCGTCGAATTAGACGGTGGCGGATTTGAAGACAAATAAGACTAAATATATGCGTACTTTACTCGGATACGCATTATGTCAAGACCAAAGCCTAAAATACTGCTAGAGCATGTTAATAAGAAAACATACAAAGCAGAACAGATACTAGAAGCCGAAGCGATTTGGGCCGTGTTCTATAAAAACGAGCCTTTTAATCTTAAGAGCTTTAATAGTCTTACTAGCTACCCTGGACCAAAATATAAAAAAGTTTCTTTTTCAAATCCTGGCCATGCACATAATTTGGCAAAGAAATTAAATCAAACGTTTAATACAGACGATTTTCAGGTTGTCATGTTAACGCAAGGTACAGTAATAAAATGATAACACGCGATGCCCTTACTAAGATATTTTTACAGCAATGGGGCAAGACAACAGACGATGTGAATGTTAAGTTGTTTAGTCGTAAATGGTGGCAAAGTACTAGAGCTGGTAAACAAACCAATTTCAGACTAAGTGACGAAGGTTACGAATTTTTGGTAAAAGAATTGGATTTGAAAGAGTACGAGATTCCATTTACCGAACCAATTGAATTAAGTCCCCAAACAATTATATTTTTGGAAAGGTATGTGGATTGCCCATATTACCTAACTCCAATGTCAATCACTGTCTTTTCAGAACGCAAGGGTTTTGAACTAATGTTGTTTTCAGACGACATTAGAAAATTTGGCATTATTAAAGCAATGAATGAGCGAGAAAAAGAACTCGCAACTACAAATAACAGTTGACATAGATAGCAGTTTCCTATACAATACATACTTACACAGCGTTATTTTAAATAACATTTTTTTAAGATAGGAAACAACATGCCAGAAATTGCTAGTCGTACAGTAGGCCCTAGTGGTGCTAAAAAGTCTCTACGTAAGGCTTTTAAAAACAAGCGTCCAATCTTCCTCTGGGGTCCTCCAGGTATTGGCAAATCAGACATTATCAAACAACTCGGTACTGAGACAGATGCTCATGTAATCGATGTTCGTTTGAGCCTTTGGGAACCTACAGATATTAAAGGTATTCCATATTTTGATTCCAACGATGGTACAATGCGTTGGGCTCCTCCGTCAGAATTGCCAAGTGCAGAAATGGCAAAAGAACACAAGAATATCATTTTGTTCTTGGACGAAATGAACTCTGCGGCTCCTGCTGTACAAGCGGCGGCATATCAGCTAATTTTGAATCGTCGTGTTGGCACATATCACTTGCCAGACAATGTAGTGCTAGTTGCGGCTGGTAACCGAGAAACTGACAAAGGTGTTACATTCCGTATGCCTGCACCGTTGGCTAATCGTTTTGTTCACTTGGAAATGCAAGTTGATTGGGATGACTATTTTGAGTGGGCTGTCGAAAACAAGATTCATCAGGATGTAATTGGTTTCTTGTCTTTTAGCAAAAAATCCCTCTACGATTTTGATCCAAAAAGCTCAAGCCGTGCGTTTGCTACTCCCCGTAGCTGGTCGTTCGTAAGCGAATTGCTTACAGATGATGATGTAGATGTTGATACACTTACAGACTTGGTATCAGGTTCTGTTGGTGAAGGTTTGGCAGTTAGCTTTATGGCTCACCGTAAAGTTGCATCAAAGATGCCTAATCCAAGCGATATCTTGTCAGGCAAGGTTAAAAAGATGGATTCTAAAGAAATTTCAGCTATGTACTCACTTACTATTAGTTTGTGCTACGAGTTGAAGGATTCTTGCGATAAAAATGCTAAAAACTGGAATGACCAAGTTAATAACTTCTTCGAATTTATGATGAATAACTTCGAAACAGAATTGGTTATTATGGGTACTAAGGTTGCTCTTAGCCAATATAAATTGCCATTGGATCCAGACGAAATCAAATGTTTTGATGATTTCCATGCCAAATACGGTAAGTATATTAGCGCCGCAACTGAAAAATAATTTGGTTTAGGGCTATTTGACACCTCCTTCGGGAGGTGTTATAATATATACATATAGGAAAGGAATACAATGTCACATACAGATCCAATTATCGACAAAATTATTGTAGCCCGTGTGGGTCTACTACTTCGCCATCCTTTCTTTGGTAATATGGCTACTCGCCTAAAAATCGAAGAAGGCAGTGAATGGATGATGACTGCCGCAACAGACGGACGCACTATCTATTTTAATCGCAAATTTTTTGAACCCTTGTCAGTTAAGCAGGTTGAATTTGTTATTGCACACGAAATTTTGCATAATGTATTTGATCACATGAGTCGTCGCGAAAGTCGTAATCCACGCATTTTTAATATTGCCGCAGACTATTGCGTAAACGGACAATTGGTACGTGACAGAATTGGTGACCACGTTATCGAAGGCATTCAAATCTTCCATGACCAGAAATACTATGGAATGGGTGCGGAAGAAGTCTATGATAAAATCTTCGACGAAATGGACGAGGAAGAACTTAATCAATTGGGTCAGCTACTAGACGATCACATCGACTGGGGCGAGAACGGCAAAGACGGACAACCTAAATACTCTAAAGAAGAGCTAAAACAAATCCGTGATGAAATTCGTGAAGCTACAATGCAAGCCGCACAGGCCGCGGGTGCAGGTAATACTCCTGCAAGTGTACAACGAATGATTAAGGATTTAACAGAGCCTAAGATGAATTGGCGTGAAATTTTGCGTCAACAAATCCAAAGCACTATTAAGAATGACTTTACATTTATACGTCCTAACCGTAAGGGTTGGCATATGAATGCAATTTTGCCGGGACAACAGTTTCAAGAAACAATTGATATCTGTGTTGCAATCGACATGTCAGGTTCTATTGGCGACGAACAAGCAAAAGACTTCTTAACAGAAATTAAGGGTATTATGCAAGAGTACAGAGACTTTAAGATTAAAGTATGGTGCTTTGATACTAAAGTTTACAATGAGCAAGATTACGATGGCTACTCAATGGACGAATTTGATGAATACGAGCCAATGGGTGGTGGCGGAACTGAGTTCGATGCTAACTGGGAATACATGAAGGACAATGATATCCAACCTAAAAAGTTTATCATGTTTACTGACGGTTATCCTTGGGGTAGTTGGGGAGATGAAAACTACTGTGATACAGTATTCATTATCCACGGTAACGATAAGATTGTTCCACCATTCGGCGAATATGCTTATTACGAGCAAGTTAAGGAACATGCGTAATGGCTTTAAAAAATGGCAAACCCAATCCTTTAGACTATTACGGTTTACGTAGGGTTGAGTTTGCTTGTCCGCATTTTAAATATACTACAATAGACAAGTACAACCCTACTGTAATCAAATCTGTGGATAACTGGATCCGCAAGAATCTAAATAATAGGTATTATATAGGACAGGGAATTACCCTCGATAATACCAATACTTTAGTGTACAACACTCGCATTGGGTTCGAGTCTGAAAAAGAACTAAGTTTTTTCACAATTGCCTGTCCGTTATTACAGACCAGATAATTATATTAGTACTTTAAGGAGACACTATGACTGACGATGTACAACAAACCCCAGCCGCTGATTCTACTACAGAACAAGCGCAAAATCCAAATGAATTAACCATTAACGACTTGCAAGCATTAAAAGTTATTATTGATATTGCTAGCTCACGTGGCGCATTTAAGCCAAATGAAATGGTAGCAGTTGGACAAACATATACTAAGTTGGATGCATTTTTAACTAATGTAGCTAAACAAGCAGAAGCACAAAAAGCCGCTAATCCAGGCACAGGAGCTTAATATGGCCGAAATTAAACACGTAGGCCGTGTAAAAGCTACTAATAAGAAATGCTTAGTAGCATATCGTACATTGCCTGGAGATGCACATCATTGTTTGATTGTGCCAACAGAAAATATGCCCGACATTTATCATGACTCTATTATCAATCTAGTAGAAAGTGGTAGCGGTCAAGATTCATACGAATTTGCAGATGCATTGGATCGTAATCAATTTCCAGATGGCAGTAACATGCTACGCTGGTTACATGCCAACGGTCGTTTAATTAAAGCGCCAACAAGCGATATTGAAATGACACCAAATACATCTTATGGTATTTTGTTGTCTGAATTAAATCAAATTATTGCTGAACAACGTGGTGTTGCAATCGATGATTTATCTGTTAAAGCAGACACTCCTGAAAAATCAGAAGCTCGTCGTATTGAAGATGTAGAACAAATCGACACACCGATTAAAGCTGAATCTAGTGCTAAACCAACTGCAACTGTAGAAGTTTCAGCACCTGCAGAAAATGCTAGCCCAGAAGATCAAGCAAAGTTCTATCGTAGTCAGGCAGATCGTTTAAGTAAGCAAGCTGCCGAAATGCGTCGCAAAGCAGAGGAGTTGGTTCCTACCAAAAAAGCCAAGTAATGACTAAAACGGGAAGATATCTTCCCAAAGAAGTCATCGCACATTGGCCTGAAGTTTTCGAAGATGTACGTCTTAATGTCGTACCTCTAGGGTATCTTCACACGGTATTGATCAATTTTAAAGATGGCAAGACTTGGGAAATAAGAATAACACAAAAAACTAAAGCCGGTGGTTGGGAAGCCTTTGAAAAGAATCTTTCCGAGCTTTGTAAAACCTACGAGTCTAAAATAGATAATATTGATTTTAAACTAGATACACATAAAGTGAAAAGAGATATTGAAAAAAGTACTCAAAAATTTTTGAAGAGGAAAAAATTGTAATGTTTGCTACGCAAGTTATCGACGATGGGTTACCTAAACGATATGCAGATTATTTAGAAAAATTAATGCTTACTGATTTTCCTTGGTTAGTATTAGATAATAAATGGTACGTTCCTGAAAAACCTGACGGTGTTATAACAGAAGGATTTACTCTTAGCTTATGTTGCCCTGTTGGAAATCCAAGTAGTCCATTCTTTAATATTTTTAGTGCAGTTCCATATTTGTTATCTGAAAAATTTAACTACACTGGCCCTATTAAAATAAGTCAAATACGACCTTTTATGCAAATGCCAACTGGCAAAAATGAATTAAACACTATACATGTTGATTTCGAATATCCACATTTAGTTTTACTTCAGTATGTAAACGATAGCGATGGCGATACATACTTCTTCGATCAAAACAGACAAAATGTTATTGATAAAATCGAATACAAAGCAAATCGATTTGCATTGTTTGATGGTAGATATTTCCACACAGGGCATACGCCAACTTCAAAAAAACGTATAGTTATTAGCTATACACTTAAATTAGAAAGCTACGACGAATTAAAATGAATGTTAGATTACTTAGTTACAGCCAGCCAACTGAAGAATTTGCTAGCATGGGAATCGCTGACGCCCAGGAACTTATTGCCTACTGCGCAAGAGTCTCAAACCCAAGCAATCAACTCAACACAGAAACTAGTGAGAAGCTTATCAAGTACCTCATTAAACACCAGCACTGGAGCCCTCTTGAAATGGTCTCAGCTTGCATTGAAATTACAACAACTAGAGACATTGCCCGTCAAATCCTTAGACACAGAAGTTTTAGTTTCCAAGAGTTTAGCCAACGCTATGCTGACCCGACGAAGGATCTCAATTTTGTACTTAGAGGTGCCAGAAAACAAGACCTCAAGAATAGACAAAATAGTATAGAATTAGATGTTTATAATAACGATGAGGATCGTTTTCTTGCTTATCAATGGGAACGTATGCAAGAGTTAGTAATTAAACAATCACGTGAAGCATACGAATGGGCTATATTAAAAGGCATTGCTAAAGAGCAGGCTCGTGCTGTACTACCAGAAGGATTAATTGAAAGTAGATTGTATATGAATGGTACACTACGTAGCTGGATTCATTTTATTGAATTGCGTAGTGCAAATGGAACGCAAAAAGAACACCAGGAAGTTGCAATAGCTTGTGCTAAAGTGATAGCTGAGATTTTTCCGCTAGCCAACGAACTGCTAACCAATCAAAATCATTAATTTTAGTAAGTGCCTCTAAGTTAGAGGCATTTTTTTCTCCGTATTCTTTGCCTTGTAATGCTCCTAAATAGGCATATAATCCATATTCGGCATTATCATTTAACTGACACCAAGCATCTAATCTATTTAAAGATTCTTCGTTATTAATTACTGCTAATTTACAACATTCTCTAAATGCACTACGCCATGTACTAAATGGATCTGTGTTAAATGCTGTAATGTTACTAGTTTCATCTATGGCTTTAAATTTACTACTAATATTCATAGTCATGTCTATAGTAGTTGTGTTCATATCCATAGTTAATTTTTTTGGGAGTAGTTTAACACCACCATATCCGTAACTTAGATTGTTAATAGGATTTAAACTGCGCCATACGTGAACTACATCTAAATCCCATTCAGGAACTTCGTAATCAAAATTAAAATTATCTAATATTATAGCATCGGCATCCACTACCCAAAACATTTTTGTAAATGATTTACGAGCGGCTACGATATGAGCTTGGTGTATTCCTTGGATTCCGTGAACTCTTTTAGCTAAAGGAAATCGTTCTGTTAGCTTTTCAAAATTCTGATCTGCGTATACTTCATTATAACTAATGAATATAATATCGTACATTACACTTTCTTTCTAACCGATCTAGGAACATTATTATAGACAGTTTTAAAAAAACGACTGCCAGCAGGATCTAAATTTGCTATTTCTAATTTACATTTTTCTCTAAGCTCTTGTGCTAAAAAATTAATGTATTTGGTCATATCAGCCGGTTCTGCCAATGCGTGAGTTGTTTCCCAATATTCCGATAACCAGTCAAAGTCTCGAACATTAGCATAATCCCAATCAGTACACATTGTTTTATAACAACCCTCTCTTGCACCCATGATGCTCCAAATGCCGTTTTCTACGTCTGCTCCTACAGAGCACCATATTAATAATCTGTGATAGTTTTGCCACCAAATTTTAATCAAGTCGTCTACTTTTGCACCTTGGACTAGACACATTTTAACACCTTCTCTAAATCCTGCTCTCCATGCTTGTTCGGGAGTTGCATTAGTAAAACTATCACTATAACATTCGTTAAATTGATAATAGCGTTGATCAAAACAAAATTCTACTTTGCTTTCTACATCATTAGGATCTGAATTTTCATGGGTACGCATTTCATTAACAAATTTACGTGTCCATAGTTTTAATCCACCGTTACCGTATTTTAATCCATTAACATGAACATTACCGCACCAACTAAAAACATTTTCTTCTGTAAAATTAGTACCATCGAGTTCTATTTCTATTTCAAGAAATTTTGGATCAATAATATTATCTCCATCTACTGTAACAAAATATTCTGTTTCACTTAATGCCGCACAGGCTTTGTGTGCCGCATCACTGCCTTTTACTCCATCTACTCGTTTAGCCCAGGGCACTTTAGTTAATAAGTCTGCATAATTTTTTTCAGCATTGGGTTCTTTATAACTGAGAAAAATGATATCTTGTTCAATAATTTTTATAATATTACTCATCTATTTTCCTTAATCCATAGCTTTCAAATATTAATTTTGTAGCTATGCTAATCTTATCTAACTGTGTTTCTATATCAGTAGTAAATGGAATTCCTACACAATATTTTGTAACTAAATCATTAGAATTTATATCTATTGTTCTGATTAAAAAGTTGTAGTCACTTTCCAATATTACAAAAAATAATATTTTCGAATCAGTAGTTCTTTGTGCTAATCTAGATTTACCTTCTTGTGATAAGAAAAAATTCCATTCTTTATTAACATTATTCCACTCTACTATTAGATCAGTGTTTTTAGTCACATCGTCTACTATAATTTCAAGCATGGTATTTTTAAAATGATACGCATGTTCTAATTTAGGCATTAATTTTAAAACTGTTTTTTCTTCTTCTTTAACATGCCCTAACAAATAGTCACTAAATTTTTCCTTGCCAGATACTAATCTTTCATAAGTATTAAAATCAACTTCTAAAAAATCTGTGTATTCTGGATGTACTTCATTTGTAATTGCTAACAATACTTTAGAAATTTTATCGTAATAAGCATAATACGTTTCTTTTGGCAATTCAAATGAGGGAGGTAGTTTTTTACGAGCCATCCACTAACTCCTTTAATGTTTTAATAAATTTAGGATTAATAAAATCCTTCTCTACATAATGAAATAACTTTCCTTGTTTAATATTACCGACTACGAATTCTCCTTTTTTGTTTAACACATAATTTACAAAATTTTTCCAACTACTTGGTGTTGTTTTCCAACTTTGTATTCCTGGTTTCATATGTATAAAACTAAAAGGATTTAAAACATCGTTTACAATTTCATCCATTCCAGATATTTCAATAGCAATAGCAGTAGCTAAATCCATGCTAATCCAAGATTGCGGTTCGTTTGGAGCAAACGTGCCTCTACAAAATTCCCAGTTATTAACAACAAACTCTAGCACTTTATAAAACTCATGTGCAGTATCTGTTTTCTTAAAATAATGTAAAGCAAAATACGGGTTAGTTAAATTATTTTCTATGAACGTTTTTCTATGTACAACGTCTTGTAAAATTGTTTCTAACTTATAATTTTTGATATTAGAACAAAATCTAATATCATAGTTATTACAATAATTCCACCATAAACTAATGTCTTCTAATAACAACATATCTGCATCTAAAACAATAGTTTCGTCGTAAGGACTTGCATGATATAACTTCCATCTATGCTCTGCTTGCAACGGACTATCGACTACTTCTTTAAACCAAGGAATTGGAATTATTTGATCAAACACATCTTTATATTCGTCTGGAACATTGCTTGATGTAACCAACGAAATATTTTTAATTGTTTTTTGACTATATTTGATACTTAGTGCCAATGCGTAGGCTTGTTGCACATAGTCAACATCGCTAGTATTTTGTGCAAAAACTAAAAAACCTTTAGACACCAGAACCTCCGTCTATAAATCGACCAAGACTAATTTTATTCATAATATGTAAATCTAAGCCTGATGTTTTTGTTAAGATATATTCGCCAAGAAAATCTTTTTTCTGTGTTAAAATTTTTATGTTGTCTTCGACTATTTCTATCAATATATCTGTATCTGTGCAATACGTCATTTTTCCGGGCAGCTCGATAGCAAATTCACCATCGGTTTTACCATTCATGATATGTATAGCAATGCTAAAAGCAAAATCATTTCTATACATAGTGTTATCAATATTATATAGTAGTCTGAAATACGACCAATTTGATTTGATATAAAACACAAGATCAAAAAATGATTTAGTTATTACATTTTTTTGAAATATAAAAACGGTGGCCCAATAAAAAGGAATACTGTATTGATTTATTCTTCTAAATTCATCTGTATCTCTATCTACTGCTAGATCAAAACTGTTTTTATATATTTGAAAATCGTAAGAATTATCCAGTGCTGATTTTAAAATATCAGAACTAATAATATAATCACTATCAATCACCAATGTACGATCGTAAGGAGTTAAGTCGTATATTTGACTACGAGATGCATTTTTCCAATCTAGTTTTTTACTGGCTAAACTACCGTCATAAAAATTTTTCTGCTGAGTAGATCGTTGAGCAGGAATTTCTATTATTTGGTCAAAAGGATGATCTGGATAAGTTTTCTTTAACCATTCGGAATCCCAAGTATCCGTGACTAAACTAACTGGAATTTTTAGATAGTTTTTTACCCTATTAGCAGAAAATATTGCTAATTTAATATAGTCAATTAAACTATTGTTATGTGCAAAAATTACTGCGCCTGTTGTCATAGTTCAACAATATCTGATATTTTGCGCTTGCGTTTTATTTCTGCATATTTTGCCGCATAGTTATTTGTAGATTCAAAATAAATTAATGTTATGTCATCAAAAAATTTCTGAACATTGTTTATAATAACTGGAAAATTATTAGAATCTAGAAACGCTACATCTTCTGCATGTCCTATATCTAATACTGTTTTAGTAAAATTAATCAATTCTGGTGAAATTTTGAATGTCGCACCATTAATGTAATATATCAATTTTTGATTATATTCTTCTAATATTATTCTGCGCTGATTAGATAATGTTGCCATGTAGTTAGCAACATCCATCGCTTTTTCGATTCGTTCATCCATAGATAACTCCGTAGTATATGATAATACACTACAGTAATTATCTTGTCAAGAGATTAGAAAGGTTAATTAAGGCCCAGTAGATGTAACACTAGGCAAATATCCAGTTACGGATACATTTGAACCAGTAGCATAATACCCTTGTACTGTACTAGTTAATGTACCTTCCACGTATTCGTCTACACCAAATCCACCTGGAGCTGACAAATCTTTAAATTGGATGCTAAAAGTAACAATAGAATTAGTACCATCTACACTTGCATATACATCATATTGGTTCGGTGTATATGTTGGTGAACTAGTTGCTTTTTGGAAAATTAATTGCGGACTTGTATTAAGTTGATAAAAACCAACACTACCGGCAGCACTACCTGAACCTGTTGTAGTCGTACTATTCAAGTTCATAGTAATAGTTCCCATGTTAGATAGCAATGTAGCCCAATCAAGACTTTTTGCATAACTACCATCACTTGGATAATTTGTTAAACTTGCGCTAAATTGCACTTGTCCACCTGCATTAAAATAATATCTTGCGGCATTATAATTAGCAAATTGTAAAGTTACAGTATGAGTAACTTGTGTGTTCCAACTAGTCGATCTAGAACTTGTATTAAAAGTACTTAAGGTTGCTTGACTAACTGGACCAGTTGGAGGTGTTGCATTAACGTTTGCGGCAATTAACTGTGAGTAGTTATAATAAGCCGCACGATCAGATTCTTTAACAAGCGTATTAGTTGTTATAGGTGTTAAATTTCCAGATTCGCTTGCACTACCTGTTTGATGTGTTCGAGCCGCTAGTAAATCGTTGCGTAGATTTACCCAATCACTTGCTATAATTTTTCCGCCGACTGAAACAGAACTACTAGTAACAGTTTGTCCGTAGCCAGTTGATCCGGATCCAGTACCTAATACGTTTGCAATGGCAGCTTGTATTGTATTGTAATCACTAGCACGAATTGGGGTACCTTGACCAGCCATATCTTATCCTTTATAACTTCTTAATTAAAGTATGATGCATTCAACTAATGTTTCATTTGTATTTGCGCAATCCTCAAGTGCAATCGCAAAACAAATTGGAGAACTATCATCGCCACTAAACATTACAGACATACTTGCCGCTAGTCCATCTCCGTACGGTGCCATCATATCACCTTTGGTGCAACCACCAATAACTCTAACTGGAATACGGCCTTTAAGTGCTACATATTGTCCGCCTGTTAGTTCTGAATTCATCATGTATCCTGGATTTGTACTTATAGCGCCAATTGCTTTATCGCCATATGTTGCTGTACAAATTTCTGCAAGACCGCCAACTTTTACAACTGTTCCAGCTGGTAAATGAACTCCGGGAGCTGGCAAATATTTTTCTGCCAAGTCAGCGTAGTAACTTGTAGTACTTGCACCATTAAAAATGTTTGCATTTACGTTTCCGCTACCATCTCTAACAACAACTGTGTTAGGACTTGTACTAGAACTTGGTGTAATAACGCTGTTATTAAACGCAAGTCCGGTAGCACTTGTAGCATTACCGTTAAAAGTAGTTGCCCATACGTTCAACCACTGATAATTTTGATTACCTAAATTACTAGTTGCAGTTGTTCCTGGTAATACATCAGCATTTACCAATTGCATTGGAGTAACTGTTGAACTAGCAACTGTAGTTTGGAAAACAATAGTGTTGTTTGATTGATTTTGAATAGTAGGAGTACTACTATTATTGTTAAAGACACGCAAACGTGCAACCGGATTACCAACTGTATAACCTACGTCTGCAAAATTAACTACAGTACTAAAAGCCGCAGAACCTGCTTGAACAAAGTTGCTGGCTGATAGTCCGCCTAAACGATCTGAGTTTGTAGCTGTTCCCCAGAATCTGTGAGCACTAGTTGTAACACCCGGTGTACTATTATTATTTGTGTAACATAATGTTACACCTTGTTGTATTTGTGTAAATCCAGTAATTGGATTTGTAGTATTGTCTAAGGTAAATGCACTATCTGGACTAATAATAAAAATAACTTGCCCGTTATCAACTGCTTCGATTACAGTATGGCTAGTACCAAATGTATCTTTTACACTTGTACTTAACATTTCTGTTGTACTAGAACCTGCAACTGCTTGTGGTCCAATTAGAGTAAATGTACTACCATTCCATGCAAATAACTGACTAGTATTTGTATCAAACCAGAAATCACCAACAGTTAATCCGCTAGGTGCTGTGCTTCCAATCTCCGCACCACCTGTTGTACGGAATTGACTACCGTCCCAGAATTTTAACTTGCTAGTACCACTATCAAACCAAATTTGACCAGTTTGTGGACTAGATGGTGGAATAGAATTAGCAAAGTTTTCTAGCAAATAAACAAAATTTTCATTTTGGATTTGTCCGTAACCAGCGTAATTCTTACCTACTAGTTTAATATTTGTACTTGCGTCAACGGTACCGTCAGCAACTGTTGCCAAAAGCGTTCCGTTATAGTGATTGATAGTATATGCCATCGCCCTCGTTCCTTATTCTTGAGTATTTATCATTATTTTGGCTCTTATTACCATGTGCTTAAGGCCGCTCTTTTCCAAGTATTCGTAGCTGTACAAACATATACGTACTGACTATCCCACGTAATTTGCCCTCTAACTCCTGTACTTGAACTTGTTGCAGGAGTATAAGATGCTGTTACATTCAATGCTGTGCCTGTTAATGCCGCACCTGATGTAATTGCTCCTGCCGCGCTAATTGTAGTTGAACTGTTAATGCTACCATTAACATCCAAATTATACTGTGGATTATTTGTAAATATACCTACTGATTTACTACTAGCCTCAACAAATATTGCAGGACTTAAACCAGACTGACTTAAAGTAGCTATTTCAAAGTTTTGATTAGGAGAATTTGACTTCAACTGAAACAATGTTATACTAATATCAATTTCATTATTAGACAATGGTCCAAGGATTAACGGTGTTGAATTTTGTACAGTTAACGATCCTACAATAGTTTGATTGCCAGTAGTTTGTATAAAATTATCAGCAGTATGTGTAGATCCTGCGGCATCTAATAATTGTGATGCAACTGTGACTGGAACATTAAATTCAAGTCCTGATAAACTAGAAGCGTTAAATCCAACTGCTATAGAACCAGAAAATCCTGTTATAGAAGATCCTGGAGTAAAAGCATCTTTACTAAAGATACCTAATAGTGTTCCTGCACAATATAGATATACAATAGTATGACTAATTTTGTTGTTATCAACAATATCTTCTACAAAAAATCCACTTTGTCCCTGTGTACTTGTATACAAAGGTCCACAAAGTATATTAGATACACCATCATTAAAATATAACTGACTAGTTGCACTGTTAATCCAAATATCACCAGTAGTTAAACTACTAGGTACTGTTGATCCAATTAATGTTCCGCCAGTTACTTTAAATTGTGTACCATCATACACCTTTAATCTGTTTTGTGTAGTATCAAACCATAGTTGCCCAATAATTGGATTGTTTGGTTGGCTAGTATTAGCAAAATTTTCTAATATATGTACAAAGTTATCATTAACAAATACACCATATCCCGTGGCATTTTTACCAATTAATGTTAAATCGGTAGTAGTCTGATCAATAGTTCCATCTACTATTTCAGTTAATGTTGTTCCGTTAGTTAGTTGTATCGAATAACTCATTATATTACACCAGTAAAGATTATATAGTTAATAGTAGTGTACGGTTGCAAAACAGTGAACGGTGTTGCAAGTGTAGGACTAATTACACTTCCGCTATCAGTTAAACCATAACCTTGTCCAGTTTGTGATTCTACAGTTAAACCACGACCAGATTTAACATTACTATTTGGATCTGAAGCAGGATTAATTTCACCTACTGCATAGAATTGTTGTGCGCCGTCATTCAAACTGTGTTTATGGTCTGGTAAGTTAGATTGGCTTAATGTAACTGTTTGACTTCCTCCGCTTGCACCAATTGTGTCTGCGGTTACATCGCTAATTCGGTTAGCAGTACCTCCGCCAGCATTAATAAGTATACCTGAGCCGTCGGCAGCTGGAACAGTTAATCCGTTGTTCATATTATCTGCACCGAGCGGTGTGCGTCCTCTAAAATCAGGCAATGCAAATGTACTTAAACCAACTAATAAAATTGCGGCTTTATAAGTATATCCAATTACAGAAAACAATCCAGGATAATCACTGATTTTTACTTCACTTCCATCACATAACAAATACCCAGTCGGTACTGTTGCTTTGCTTCCTGCAAACGGGAACATAGCTCCTACTGGAACTGTAGCAACGTGTTTTAAGAAATTTTGTTTTTGCATCTTTACTAGTTGACTAGATGATGCTTGATATACTAATAATTGATCGTTAAGTGCAGAATCTGTTGCTTCATTTTTACCAGTAATAATACCTTGGTTAATGCTAGTATTAAAACTTACAGTACCTGTAGCAGTTTGCCCATCAAATACAACTCCAGGACTTGTTACATCGCCTGTAATAACAAATGTTGTTGCTGATTGTAGTTTAGCGGCAGCACCTGTAATGCTTCCTGTTAACGAACCAGTAAATGTTCCGCTAAAATTACCTTGGAACGCTTGAGCATAGATATTTCTAAAAGGTCTTGAAGATGTACCAATGTCATATAAGTTTGCGGCACTATCTGATCCTGGTTGAATAACACTGGCCGCCACTGGACTACCATTAGTATCCAAATAATTAATAAAAGTTTGTCCGTAAGTAGTAATGTCATCGCCGAAACTTGATTGTTTAGCTACAGACAAGCCACCAGCAGTTTGAATACTTGCGCCGCCTGGATCAAAAGGACTTAAACTTGTTGCACCAACATCGCTAGTTCCTGTGATAATTAAACGTCCTGGCACCGCACTAGAAGGTACACTACCAATAAACAATAAAGTTGCTGTACCATTTGTAGCAGAACCAGATAAATTAACTGGTCCGGTAGTACCAGTAGTACCTGCGGCTGTAACTTGATAATAATAACTGTTATAAATTATATAAGAATTTAAAGATACTAGCGTATTTGCAGTCCATGTAATAGCATGGCTACTTGGATCATCTTTTACTGTTACTCCACCGATAACATCTAAAGTCGATACTGGATTTGCGTTATTTGCACCAATACCAAGTTTAGCATCTGCACTCAAGTGCATAGCAGTAATAACATTTCCAGAATTGTTAGTAGCAAATTCTACTGAGTTTCCGCTGTTTTTAGAATATAAAACAGTAGCGTTACCAGTAATACCAATGTTAAATCCTAAACTTGCACCTAAAGTAATACCACCATCATTACGAACGTTAATTGGGTAGTTAGCAATAGTTGTTGTATCACCTCGCAAAAAGTTTGCGGCGGCCACTGTGGTATTTCCTACTAACAATGCATCTGCTTGTTGAGCGGTTCCCCAAATTCTTGATAAACTTGTTGAGCTAGTAGAATCAATACTACTTAAATTAAATCCTTCATTGATTGTTTGAAAACCTGCAATAGCGGCTTTTGGAGTAAAAGTATCTTTACTAATAATTGCAATTCTATAACTAGTTGTTGCATTACTACTACTGCTTGCATAAAAAGTAATTATATTATGACTTATATTCGAAGTATCGATGATAGTTTCAATAATAGGTCCTGTTTGCAATCCTGCACTAAATTGTGGACCTACTAAAACCCAAGAACTTCCAGAATACAAATATAACTGACTTGTATTTGTGTTTACCCATAAGTCTCCAGATGTTGCGGCAGCTGGTGCTGTTCCAGACTTTTTAAGACTTCCAGCAGGATTCCAAGATGATCCATCGTAGACTTTTAATAAATTAACACCGCTTGCTGTGTCAAACCATAGTTGACCTTGTACTGGATTAGTTGGAGAGGTATCGTTAGCAAAATTTTCTAATAAATGTAAGAAATCGTTAGCAATAATTTGTCCGTATCCGGCATAATTTTTACCAACAAACTGTAAACTAGTAGTGTTATCAATAGTTCCATCAGCAACAGTAATAGGTTGCTTGTCTGGGTTATTTGTTTGTGTAAAAGTGACTTGATATGACATTTATTACACTCCTACTAAGCCAGTTAAACTTTGGATTCGTACTGTATAGTCAATTTGAATTAAACGATTAAGACTTTTTAGCACAGGATGAAAAATTACATGTGTTAATAATAGGCTATTTCCGTTAGAGTTATATCCAACTAACCCTAATTCATCGAATACAAAGTTACTATTGTTAGAATTTACAGTATCAAATGCGCTTTGTGTATCAGGCTCGCCGTAATCTAACAAACAGGTAACAAACAAATCAGTATAATTAGTACCAGTAACGTGTCTAGTTTCAATGAAATTTCTACTTGGATCTATATTATTACTTGAATTTTGATTTACAACTTTAATATATGTTTGATTATAAAGACTAGCGTTAGTTCCGCTAGTATTTGGTGTAAGATATGTAATAATTCCAGTTGGATCTATGCTTGTTCCACCGTTTCCAAACGCCATTTGATAGACAAATCCATTGCCGCTATCTGCTAAACTCTGTGCTAGTGCCAAGCTAATGTTTTCGTAATGGATAGCATTACGTTTATTAACATAGATTTCTTTAGAAACTGGGTCATGTATTTTTATATGACCTTCAATGTGGATTCCTGTTTCGTCTTTAGTCTGCATAGTTAACTCTCTTTATCTTATATTTATCTAGTATCATTATCTGCTATTTTAATAATTTTATTATTTGTACTCTGAATACCAAATACCAGGTTGAGATCTTAGGAAATCGCTAATTTTTCCAGTATCATCCATGATATTTACGGTATTATCCCATGCTGTTCCTGTATTTTTTATAACAGTAACTTGTGTACCAAAACTTAATAAATTAGTTAATGTTATTTTTGCAGTAGTACCATCAACTGTAAAATCAGGTAAGAATTCAACATCGCCTTCTGGGCTTGCTGGTGCATTGTTTATGTTAAATGCGCTGTATCCAACCTTCTTCAAACGTATATTACCAATGAAGAATTTCCACACATTTGAACTCGGTACATTTAACGACAATGCAGTAGTTGTTCCGTCTGAGTTTATTGTTACTGTAGTTACAGCACTGAAGAAAGTAGATCCGCTAATATGAGCTGTTCTACATCTGTATGTATATGTACCTACATTAACAATACTACCTACCGCATAAACTGCTCCTGGTTCCCAAACTGCGCCATCGTTATAGCCGCCTACAAACACTTCAACTTCGTTTACATCTTTTGGAACAAAATCTAAATTAATTGTGCTTGTTCCGTCACTAATAACTTGTTGAACAATCTGATTATCAGCATATGGAATAGTTTCTGCTCCGCCAATATCTTGAACAAAAGTACCAGCAAGATTTACATTGTATACTCCTGTACCTAAAGTGCCACGGCGAAGTTGGCTTAATGTATTTCCATTAATAGCAAAATATTCTATGCGCTCGCCTCGTATTTCTACTACGCCTGGTTTATTTGCAGATGGATTTGGTAAATCAAAATTAGCGGCATCTGATAATACAATCTCTGTATCGTTCCAATGTAAATCTTGTGCAAGTGTAGTTTGTTTAGCTTTACTTAAACGTTTATAACTTACACGATTTAACATATCTTTAAATTGCATGTATGCAATGCCTGGTTTTAGTATATTGCTACCGAATGTAATCAATGTAATATTATCAGAAGATAACAAATCAGATGCCAAAGTAATACTTTGATAATCAGAATTTAATTTGTAATCAATTACAGGTGTCAATAGTGTGTTATTTTTAATTACCCAAACATAATAATCATTTAATACAGGTCTATCTAACTGTACAATACCTCCTTGTACATTTTCATAATAATAGAATGCAGAAGAATTAGGTTCTAAAGTAGCAGTACTACTTGCATTAATTGTAGTTCTTTCTATATCTAAAAATTCATGTTGGTATGATCCAATAACTTGTACCAAATGTGTGTTATCATATGTCTGTGCAAATGTTATTTGGTGTGTCGATGGATTATAAGTATAACCATTTGTTGAAGTTATACTTACTATTAATGTTTGACCTTTATAAAGTGTATAAACATTTTTGTTAATTTTGATTGTAATTCCACCTAAATCAACAATATAGTCTGTACCTAATACTAAAGCAACATTACCAACTAATACATTTATATTTGCAATGTCTACACTATAAGGAACAAATTTAGTAGGATCAATTGTATAATTTAATCTGTTGCTACTAATTGTAAAATAACTGTTAACTGGTGCTGGTAATATTGTCTGGTCAACACGTACAATCATATTTGATTCATTTGGTAATCCGTTTCCTATTGGATTTTGTAATGTATAAGTACGTGTCGCACTAGTAGTAGCAACAGTTTCTATTCCAGTAACTGTATAAGTAGGTTGATTTCCAGATACAATAATAAAATTAATTAATGCATCGGCTTGAGGAGCAACTGCAAATCTAAAACCAATTGCATTAGAATATTCATAAGTTTGATCAGTTTTAAAAATCTGAGGACTTGCAACTACGCCGTTTACATAAATCAGTGTATTCACTGGAGTTTGCCATTTTGCATTTGTGACAAACTCTACTGTTGTACCATCACCGATAAAATAATCAATATCTAGTATATTTTCTCCAGCAAATCCTATGCTAAAAATACTAATTTCAGAATTTGTTACAGGTGCTGAATGGAATACAACACTACTATTTTTATAATCAATATCGTAGTCACTAGTGATAGTTTTTATTAATCCATTAGATTTTACAATTACTGCACCGGTACTGTTAGGAGTTTGACTAATTTTAAATGTTGTTGTAGAACCATCTCCTAAATAATTATCAACTTTAATCATAGCTGATCCAGCTGTAGGTTTATCATAAACTTTAATTGCTAAAGTATCAACTAATTGTCCAGGAACTACTTCTTCCGGAGCAGGACTTGAAGTTTCAGTAACAAAATTATCACCGTCAAGTATAATGTCGTCGGCTGCTAGTCCAGTTGCAGTAGCATACACACCATTGAGTGTGCTAGTATCGCCGCCGCTTAATGCTGTATCATAATCTGCATCTGGTGGAGTTACAGATCCGTCGCTTGTAATTTGACGAATAATAAATTCGTCACCTTTTGCTACTGTAAACACAACAGAACTTGCATTACTACCATCTTCGATAGTATCCAAAGATCCAAACACTGTACCAGCTGAGCCGCCGTCGTCTACTGTAATATCAACAGTAGTTGTACTTGCACCGCCGTCTATCAATGTATATGGTTGAGGAATACTAAATGTGTTTGAAGATCCGTCTGCCAAGAAAGTATTAACAAGTGCATTTGGATTTACTGAAGGAATTAACTTAGATTCAGCTGTTAAAATTGCATTTGCAACAGTTTGCAATGGAGCTGTTGCATTTGTTAATGTAGGTTGTGTTGCAACTACTGATGGATAGAATGATCCACTAACAATAGAAGTGATAGTAGTAATATTAGAAGATATACTTGAACTGGCAGTACTACCTCCAGACAACGAATTGTTTGTATACTGGAAGAAATGTGTTTGTAATCTTGTAAATGTTGTATTAGTAATAATATTTTGAGCTATTGTATTCAAATAGCCAAATATTCCGCTCCAATAAACACTAGGTTGTATAAAAGGAATACTGTTATTATAAATCCAATATTGTATACCACTATATACAGATTCTCTGTTACCGCCATAAGTCAAATCATAACACAAACTTAATACAATGTACTGTATTCTTGTTTGAAAATCAGTAACATTATAAGTTATGCCTGGATGATTATTAGTAATATACTGTACTAACTCTGCTTGGATAAAAGGAATATTATCATTTAACAAAGTAGCCGCATGTATTTGTCCTTGAGATGTCGAAGTTAATGGACTGAACACTGGTTGTGGGACTACTCCGCCGCTAATAATATTTGTTATAATAGCAGTATTAGTGTCAATAATTGCTTCGGCTGCAGAATTACCTGCTATAGCAGGTAAGCTACTAATAGATTCTGCTAATGCATTAATCGACGCTACAGTTTCTGATACTTTATAACTGTATGTGTTAATATGATTTAATATTGCAAGTCCAACTAGTAAACTTTGGAAATTAGAATTAAATGCAGTATCATAAGCATTTGCCTCAATTAATTGTGAAAAGTATGGAGCAATATTATAATTAGGATCATCTAATCTTATTGGATTTAATTTTCCAATAATACTAATTGTACTTCCAGAAATAATACCACTGTTAGATAAATTTGTTAGTTCAATTGTGCCAGCTGTAGAAATAGTTACATCTGTAGGCTGTACTAATGTTCTTGTAAACACTACATAAGTAGAATCTGGAATGTCAGAATACAATATTGAACTTAATGTTACAGTTGTACCTGATATTGATTTTACCGTTGTGCCTTCTACAAATAAAGATAAACTTTGATCGGCTGTAGAAATAGTATCTCCTACACGTACACCTGCTATACTAGAAACAGTCAATGTTGAACTTCCAGCAATATTACGTGTAAAAATTAATGTGCCGCTTGGTTGACTATCAGGAGGACCACTTAAAGTAATTGTTGTAGAATTTTGTATAGCAACAACTGTCTGCCCACTAACAAACCCATTACCAGTTACAGTCATGCCTACTGCGATATTTGCAGTACTAGCTACTGTTAAAATAATTCCAAATACACCTGATACAACATTTATAGATGTAAATGCAACATTAACTCCTTTAGTTTTTGTTGTATTGGATACAGTAACATAAGGACTTACATCGTGTATATCATAAGAATAAGTTTTAGTAACACCGTCTGACAAATAAGAATCAACATTATTTGCTGTTCTATAAATGTTTAGCTGAGTATTAGCTGTTGGAGTATAAGGCAATGTAAATATGTGTGTATTTGCATCCACTACAACTGCATAATCTGTATAAGCAGGATCATAAGTATCCCATTTATCTGAGTAGAATGGAACACTATCCCATCCTTGAGATATTTCAAATCCTAATCCATTTACTATTACACCACCATAGTCGATACCAGTCATTAATTGTGCAAGATCTTTACCTAACTCTCCAGTAGTTGGATTATAGTAGTATTGTATACGATCAGTTGCAGATAATAATGACTCGTCAATGTTATAAACAACCACAATACTTGCGCCTTTTGATGGAGCAGTTGTAAACGTAATTGTTCCTGAATAAGTTGTGTAGCCTTTTGCTGTACTTGAAGCAATATTTAGAGTGTATCCGTCCCTTAATGCAAGTACACCATTTATAGTTACAGTGCTTTTTCCTATTTTAGAATCTGGACCCCATGTTAATGGGAACTGTAAACGGCTACCTGTACCAGTAAATATTTCAGTTTTTTCTAAATTTGTTATGTAATATTTTTGATCAACTCTATCAAATTTAATTCCAATATAGTTTGATCTAACAACACCATTGCCAATAATAGCTGTTGCAGTTGCAGGAACACCTGTCGGGATTGTTCCTCCTTTAATGGTAACTGTTGGCGCTTCTAAATAATTGCTACCAGAAGTTAATAAAACAATTCTATTAACTTGTTGATTACTAATAAATGCACGAGCTGTTGCACCAGATCCACTAAGTCCTGAAATAATAACTTGAGGTTCTGTAACATAACCGCTACCACCACTAGTTAATTTAATTTCAGTAACTATAAATCCAACATTATCTAACCAAAATTTCCATGGATAATTTTGTATTGCTGGATTTTCTGCAATAATTTTTCCTTGTTGTGCATAAACTTCTATCAAGGACATTTTAGTACCATCGTAGAACGGTTGCATATCAAAATCAGTGATAGGCAATTGTGCAGGATCTATACTGTCGTAGTTACTGATATATTCTCTTACTTTTGTTTTATATGGTTTAACTTCATTAACATAATCTTCAAAGTTTGCAAGATTATCAGGTTTATAAGTTACCGGTTGGTTTAATCCGCCAACATTATGCTGAGCTCTTACAAAACTTGTTTTAAATATCCAATCAACATACGGCTGTTCGCTATGTACATAATGTACGCTAGCAAAGAATAAATCCAAATATGATCCGTTTAAATCTCCAATAAAGATATCGTTCTTAAGACTGTTTAAAATAATTCTTAATTCTGTTGCCGCAACCAAGTCATATTCGGATGCATCATAAATTGCATTATCAAAACCTAAAGATGTGCCAGATAAATTATACAAACTGCTACTTAATTTTATAGTACCATTTTGTAATCCTACCACCGCATAACTTTGTGTCCAATCTACACTTGAAGATTCTGCGTATTTGTACAATAATGTCCATCCACCAGAATTGCTTGTTCTAACTTTAACAGTTTGTCCAATATTAGGTGTTAGTGAATTTAAATCGCTAATTGTAGCAACAGAAAAATCTGCTGTTACAAATTGCGAAGCGGTGAATAGTACTTTTCCTGTAGTATCAGTATAAGATCCGTACCAATCAGCGTAACTCCAATAATTTCTAACATCGTATGCTTGTGTTAATGTACGAGTCCATGTTTGTTGTATAGTATCATATGTATAAATGCTCCAATTACCATTAGCATCTGCATCACTAGTAACTAAAGCTGAATAACTTCGTATCGATAAAGTAGTATCGCTTCCGTAACCTTCTCCGCTAGATAATACAGTTACACCAGTAATTTGACCTTTTGCATTAAGAACTGTTCTTAATACTGCACCAGTTCCTGAACCAGATACATTAAGATAAGGTGCAGTTACATAACCTTTACCAGATGTAGTAATTGTTACTCCAATAATTTTTCCGTCTGAAATATTAGGAATTATTACTGGTTGTACAAAATTAGTAATGCTTGCATAACTCAATTCAGAAACTGTATCATATGTTACATCATATAAACCTAAAGTTGAATCTGGAACTGGATCGTAACTTTCTAATTTTTTCAAGCTATAATTTTCTGCAATTTGATTTTCAGATAATATGATATTTGCAAGCTCTACAAATTCTTTTAATGCTTCAAATCTGTTTACAAACATTCCTTGACGAGGACGATTTTCAATACCATAGCGTAACTTAACAGGTAACGATGGATCGGGAACTAGTCTTCCGGCAGTATCATTTCCACACAAACTATCAATCCATTTTTGCTCGATTACTGGAGGAATATATGTTGTCGGATCATTGCTAACCATTTTCCAATGACTATGAATATTTTGATCTGTTTTTTGTCCTGTCCAGTATTCTACGCTTAGAACCACTTCGTCTGATTTTAAATAAGACTTAGCATTAACTAAACTAAAACTACCAGGACCGGTCAGTGCAAGATAAGTGTATGCTTGTCCTCTTGGATTTGCTATTAGACTAGCAACGTCTTGAGCAGCCATATTTCTGCCAGGTACATTAGGAATGAATTTTTTATTTTTAACCCAGAAATAATATGTATTTTTAAATTGTTGTGTTGCAGTATTATATGTTTGTTTTACACTATAAACCGTATTACCATATAAACTTGTTCCGCTTATTCCTTGTGCTATTCCTGCAGGTGTATCGGCTAGGCTATCCCAGACCGCAGGTAATTGTTTATAACTTACCCATTCGTAAATATCAATACTTGCACCAGTGGCTAGTGTATTCCAGTTAGTGTTTTTATATACTGGATCATTTTCGTAAGCATTTAAGAATTTAGCTGTTCTCAGATCCCACCATAATTGACCAATTTTATCATCAGTCCATGCTGTACCAACATTTACGTTTACAGTAGTATCTCCAACAGTATATGTTGCAGGATCGTAAAATGCTTTAAATTTAATTTCTTCATCAGCAGGACCTGCAATCTTACCTTGTGCAGGATCAATAATATCTATATAAGTTGATAAAGTGCCTAATACACGATTATACAAGAATGCTTTCTTAATTTTTGTTACATCTGGTTTATCAATTTCACTATGGATAATATTCCAAGAATTGATGCCCTGGACTTTTCCATAATCATATACGCGACCAGAAGTTAATCCTTGATCTATACCAAATGGGGCTCCAACTAAGATGTGGTTCGCGCCAACTGCTAATCCAGTTCCGTATCCGTCTGCAATTCCAGATTCGTTAGTAACTATTGCCGCAGTACCTGTACCTTTACCGTCGCCTGTTGCTGTGAAAGTAACACCGATTGCATTTGTACTAGCACCGACAAGGGTAAAATCAGTAGTTCCTAATGTTAATATTGAATAAGTGTTGCCTACTACAAATTCGCCAGCCGGTGTTACTGGGTTTGATCTTGTTAAACTTTCACTGAACACCCAATTATTAGCATATTTGTCATAGATATCGATACGGCCGCTATTAGTTTGACGAGCTCGTAATACAGTTGAACTCTTATCAAAAGTTGTAGTTCCGCCGTCAAGTGACGTGGTTATAAATGTATCGCCATATTGACTATAGATTACTAAAGTTGAATAGTTATTCATAAAAGCAATCTTGCGACCAAAGTGGCCATTTGTCTCTGGCTGGTGAGGAACTATACTTTGATAGAATTCATATACACCGTTGACATTGTTATAAATTGCCACAGATCCTTGTTGTTTAACTTGGGAAGTACTGACTGTATCATCGGAGATTGCAATATAAGATCCGTCATCCGATATAGCTAATTGAATATCATAATCTGTACCTGCTAGTATTTGTGTTAGACCAAATCCAGACAAACTATTTCCAGTAATAGTGCCAGCATGAGTTTGTGATCCAATAGTTGCGTTAGCATAACTAACAGATGTAGTAGTGCATGCCGTTACAACATAAGAACCATTATATCCAGTTGGGGATAATCCAGATACTGTGATAGTATCTCCTACTGCATATGGTACAAGATTTTGTCGAGTAAATGTTAACGTTGCAGTAGTGCCGTTGCCACTAGCGGCAGTTGTTGTTAATATATTAGTTGGTGTTGCTTTAAATATTGCTACTAGTGCTGTTTCGACAGTACTTGCGGCACTAATTGCTAAAGTAGAATTATCATTACTAATAGCCAAACTATAACCAAAATTCATACCAGATACAATACCTGTATAAATTTCTGTTTGATCATATCCCCAGCCAATAACTGCAAATTTAATTACACCATTTGGTGTACTATCAGGACTTCCACTCAATATCATTGTAGTAGAATCAACTACACTAGTAACTGTTTGACCACTAGTAAAACCTGTTCCTAAGACATACATGCCTGCTCTTATACCGACTGTACTAGTTACACGCAATGTTGCATTTGAACTTCCTACAGGGTTATATGCAGATTGTGCTTGTACAACCGTAGAATATTTTAATTTATAAACTCTGCCAGTGCTAGAACTATAGCCTGGAGCAGAGATATAAATTACATCATTGCCAAATGCAAATGCTGATCCAAAATATTCGTTGGCCACTGGAACTGGGCTTATGATAGTGTCGATTAAAGAGTAAATGTTGTTTGCATCTTTTTCATACAAACTAATTACACCTTGAGCAGAATAACCATTTTGTGCGTATTGGAAAGTCCACTGACCGTTGCCGCTATCGGGAGTAGCTTGTGCTTGCTGTGTAGCAGACATAATTCCCGATGCCGCAGTTAATGGTACTGTTAAATTACTATTCTGTACTGCGGTTATTGTAAATTGTGTACTACTAATAATTGTTTTTACATAGTAAATAAGACCTACTGTAATTCCTCCAAATACATTTCCTGAAAAAATAATTTCGTAGCCAGGTGCTAGCACACTAGTATCCGAGGTAGTCAAATAATACGTAGATGCTGCCGTGTTTGTAACTGTGATAGTTACTTGACCGTATACCTCGGTGGCTGCCTTATATACGTTACTCTTATAAACTACTAGAGTATTCGCTGGATAGATTACAGTATCATCCCATGTACCGTAACTATTAACAGGAACATAATAAACAGGTTGCCAATAATTTGAATTTGATCCGTCAATTGGATCAGTGTTAGCAGGAACAACCTGTGTAGCTTTGTAATAATCAGTAAATCCAGTAAATTCGTTTGTGTCACTTACTATTATTCCAGGACCGTATATTTTACTACTATCATACTGACCAAGATAATTTGTGACTGCATTTCCAGCCAATGGGCTTCCTGTAATCATATACTGGCCATCGGGAGATATTGCAATCGATGATGCAATAATATTTCCTGGATTAGGATTAGTTGTTACATTGTATGTGGTTCCAGAACTTGATGCATTTGCAGGTTGACTAATTGTTAAACTAACACCCACGCTTACTGAAACTACAAGTGTATCTAAAGGAATACCCTGACCTGTAATTATACCTCCTACCATTCCAGATGCGGCAGCGGATGTAGTAACTGTAGTACTGTTAAGTACTGTAGTTGCAGTAACAGTATAAACAGTATTTTTAGCAATAAACGGTGGTTCAATAATTTGTCTCTGTACCCATGGAAGAGCTGTACTAGATTTATCGTAAGTAGTAATTTGGCCGAATCCTGTTCCTACAGCAGAAATAGATCCATCTCTGCTAATAGCAATAACTGATCCAAACTCTAAACTTCTTTGCGGGGCAGAATTGTTTAGATACGAAATATTATATACTGGCTCAAATTTCCAAGTAGCCCATTTGCCGTTTCCTTGGTCATCTGTCCATACTAGGCTTCCAGGATTTACATTAGGTGCAAGAATGCTATCTAAATTATCAATAGTACTAGCACGTTGACTTAAAAATCCGTAAATTAATAATTCGTTAGACTGTGTAAATTGACTTGGAAAACCTGTAATGGTAGTATTAATAGTAAACTTATTAAGTTCAATTGTTGCAATTTGATAGAAACCTTTTAATATTGAAACTTGAGACAAGCCTATCCAATCTCCTACTTTTAAATTAACTATATTTTCAGTAGTAATTGTAAGAACATTAGAACTATAAGTTACAGCAGTTGCACGAATATGCAAGTCAGTATATCTATAAACATTCCAACTTGGGCCTTCAAAGGTGACCCAAATATATGACCCTTCGGAGAATGTATTAATATCTTGATGTACAATTTCTGATAGATGTCCTATACTTAAAAATACATCTTTAGAATTTACATAACCTGCACTACGCAAGAACGGTTTATATGTAGATAATGTAGGCCATGGATTTGAATTATATCCTAACGGTTTTAAATACACATCGTTAGAATTTTGTTGTATAATAAATGTTTCATCAAGACTAGGATTTGCTATTTGAGATAATTCAAATCCTTGAGGATTTGTTCTAAATTGAGATTCATCTAAAATAAATTCAATATTTTCAAAAGCTCGTGCGGCGCCGTATTGACCTAAACGCAATGCCCATTCTTCGTAGAACACTAAACTTTCTAAATTGTCAGAACTTAAAACATTAAACAATTTATTAAGACTGTTTTGTGTTCCTTTTTCACGAATCATTCCTTGATAGAATTTAAATTCACTAACATCATCTTGAATAATATTGTCAAGATATTGACGTTTTTGATAACCAATTAGATGATGCGCCATTGTTTGTTGGGCAGTATCAAAGTTGTCACTATCTAAACTATAAAAATCAGTAAATTGTGTGGCCTTATATGTCCAGTTTGGTATTAACTGTGCAGTTGGTTTTTCGGACAAACGTGTCCAGTTGGCGGCTACAAAACTTTCTGTACCAGGTAAGGCTGTTAATGCACTATAATAAAATCCTTGGTAATTTACCATGTCCCCTAGTGCATAATCTTGCCATGGTTGCCATGCTTGAATAATTGCTTCGTCAAATATAAAACCTGGAATATCTAGTCCGCCGTACCAATCAACACTCACATACCCTGAGGCTTTTACACGTTCTTGTCTATAACCACTTTCTGGATTATAAATTATATCATTAAAAATTGTAGCGTTATCAACTACAACTACGTGTTCATGCTGTATTAGATAGAATGTAGCACTATAAATTCCGTCAGTTGTTCTTGGAGAATAGTTTACAACATTGCCATTTCTATAGCTATCTAAAAATTGTGGTTGTATAGGTGTTCCATCAACTTTAAAAATTTCATATTCATAAAATTGATTTTTAATATCATCGACTACTTCTAAATGAGTTGTGAACGTTAATTTACTTGCGCTAGGACTTAAACTAATCACACTATTGCCAACAGCATCTATACCGTTAACTACAACATATAAATTTTCATTAAATTCATTAGACGGAGGATTATTATACAATGCGCTATAATAATTTCCATTGTATCTTACAACAGTACCATATGAAATTGCTACATTTGGTTCCCAATCGCTCCACTTGTTTGCACCGGCCGACCAATTTTGTGTTGTCCAGAATAAGAATTCTTTAGCACTAGTTTCCCAGTTTGAAATTGCTTGTAAATTTGTATTAAAATCATCAAACACAAATCCTTGATCTTTTAACCAGCGTCCATACCCTAATAAGAAGTCAACAACTTCTTGTGCTGTGTTAAATGTTGTACCGTATGGAACTACAATCGGACTTGATCTATCCCAACGTATTCTCAATATAGCATTTGTTCCGCCAATAACTGGTAGTGCTCCTAAAGAAACAAATTGTGTTGGATCAAATGTTGTTCCTGCAACTATAGTTGTTGGAGTTCTATAATATACATTGCCAAATTGAATAACGCTACCAGCAACATATTCTTCACCAGTAGTCCAAGTAGTATAAGGTTCGCTAATGCCGCCTACATTAATTGTTGGCCCAGATTGTATATAAGGATAATATGTAAAGTAAGGTTGAGTTCTGCTATAACCTTTTACAGCATATCCGCTTTGCAATTTAGTAACAATAACACCGCTATAAGTTATCTTTTTAACAGGACTAGAACTATTCAATATAACTTGATAGTTTTCCTGAGGTACAAATACACTACCCGAACTCAACGGTGTCTTACTATCTAATAATAAATTAATTTGATCTTTACTAGTAAATGCACCAATTCGATAACTTAATTGAGCTGTTAAATTAGATAAATCACTAACGTATGTATTATAAGACTTTACATTATTACTAAAGATAAAATTTAAAATATGATCAATTGTATAGTTAATAATACCCGCAGTTTGTACTCGTTTGGTACTTGAATAAATGCTAGGAATTAAAATATCCTGAGGACGAATTCGTAATCCTGTATCTTTATAAACTAATTGTCCAGCAAGATTTCTAACTATACGTGATCTGTCTAATAATAAACCAAAAGTTTTTGCAGGAGTTAATAAAGTACTTGCAAGTATTACACTGAAAGGATAGTAACTACTTCTGCGCCATGCATTTTCAACAGGAGCAACATCGCCAAACACAAAATTATTATCAACGCTTTGTGTAATAGGGCCAAATGCTAATCCTGAAAATAGTGGACTCTTTAATAAACCATCACTATCTGCAGGAATATGCTCCATTAAAAATGGTTTAGCATACTTAGGAACTTTGTATGGAAGACTATTTGGAGCACGAACCATGCCATCGTTAATATCTTGCCACATTGGTAAATTATCACCTGTATAAGGAGCAGGACCGTATTTTTCTACCCACCAACTTGGTTGAATACTGAATCCTAACATTTCCCAAGGACATAAATTAGGGCGGTCGGTATCTAATAGATAACGATAAATTCCTCTCCAATAACCTGGAAGAGGAGTGCCATCTGGTGCTGCCGAATTAGAATAATTGTATGTAAACGAATTGTTTAAATCGTAGTTAAGCGGTAGTGTAAAATCTTGACCAGTTAAACTAATCCATTTATAAAAATTTGAAGACAATACGTTATTAAATTCTGCTAAACTATAATCATTAGTTCGATTGTAGCTAGGAATAATATCAGCAATATCAAAAATAGTAGGATCGTATTTTACTTTAATATTATTAAAGATACGTTTTTCTAATTCTAAAATTAAATTATCACGATAATCACCGTATGCTAATACAAGACTTCCATCGTGCCCTTGTATCATCATTTGAGGTGTAACTAGAGTAGTATCTAAATAAATTTTTGGAGTATAAGCAGGCCACATACCGTATTTGGTAGGCGTAGCTGGAACAAAAGATCCATCTGTACTATCGTATTCTACTGTAGTGATAGTGTCTCCGTTATTCATTGATATACTAGAATCAATAATAACAAATCCTTGATCGCTAAATGTATAATCTTGTCCGTAAATTAGTTGTACACCATTTAGATAAACACCTACAGCTTTATTTGACAATACATCTAATGTAAAAACAGAGCTTAATGGGTATTGTTTAATTCGATGATCAACTACAGTAAGATTAGTTTTCACTGCGGCGCCATACGGAATCATATCGCTAAAATAATAAGGAGCAGTATTAGGCTTATCCTTATTCAATTTTTGCATAATCAAATCAACTAGTGTAACTGGATCTCCATCGATGCCAAGATTCGTAGCAGTTTTAATAAAATTACGTTTAAAGTTACTGTAATCATCTCTACTTTGTTCAATACTACGGATCATGTTATTCGATTCTGTAGTAATATGATAGATAGCAGTACTTAAAGGGCCACTATGTTGTACAAATTTAGTACCGTATTGAGTAATAGATCCAAGATCTCTTAAGTTTCCAGAACCTGGAAAACTTCCAACAAATGTAGTTGATAAATTATCTACTATAGATTCTACGTGGTCAATAACTTCACCTAATGTAAAATCACCCATTGTATTATTCAACGGATTATTTTGTAAATTTAAAGGTATTTCGTAATATCCGTTAGCATTTATCGGTTGAGCGGCAAATGCACGAATTGTTAATACATCGGATGTACCAATAGCAGTTGTTAAATTAACAACTTTATATTGAGGGCCGTTGCTTATAGACCATAATGTTGGATCAAGTCTTTTACCGTTAACATAAATTCTTACAACTAAATCAGAAAGATTTGTAATATCATCAAAAATATCAATATTAAAATTATTTGTTAATCCTGAATTTTTATAAATTCTAATGGCGGCTTGTGTGTTTGGAACTGTACAAGTAGTCCATCCGTTCTGATAAACTAAGTTTCCTGCATAGTCTTGTTTGATCAAATAACCTACATTAATGTCTTGTGTAATAACTGCTGTAGATTCTTTATATTGAAAACTATCAGTAGTCAGTGTAAAATTAAAAACAATGTCACCGATGTTACTAATATTTCTATAACTTAATGGAAATCCTAATGCAGAATCATTTGATCCAGTTCCTATTTTATAAGAAAACAATGTGGTTCCAGCAAATGTAGATCCATTATATACACTAGTATCTCCATAACTAATTTTGTTAGAATCCACAACATCAAACAAAGGTGCTTGATTGATTGTAGTTTTTTGCTGGCCTAATACCCAAGTAGTTCTGTTATACCAAAAAGATTTACCTTGATATTTTACACCAGATTTAACTAAAACTACTGGAATTATATTTGTCAATGTTGCTGGATCAGTAATTTCAGCTAAATGTATCTGACGACTACCTGAACTTAAATGTAATACATCTAAGAACTGTACTTCAAAAATTTTATTTCTTATTAGTCTATCTTCGTCTGCTGTAAAAATAATACGCTGACCTTGTGCAAGAGGAATTCCGTCAACGTTATATCCAAAACTTCCTTCTATAACTGAAAACGCATCTGTTGTATAATCGTCTACTATATCTATGTCAGATATTGCAGTTGTTCCTGAATTAGCTAATTTTAAATTTGCTTCAAATTCAATAATAGGGCGAATAGCTCTTGCTTTTTGATCTAAACTAGCAACATTGCCGTTATAAGATGCACTAGATATTATTACATCTTTATGGAACCAACGATTGTAACGACTCCAATTATTATAATCGGTACTTGCACGGTTAATTAAAATATAATCTGGAGTTCCTGCAAATCCAGTAGCATCGCTAAACGGATTTGTATCAAATTTATCGCTATCAAAAGGAATAGTTTCTTCTGTAGTATAAGAGTTGATAACTTCTAAAGTTGTTGTTGAAATTAATTTAATTGAAGTTCCAACGCCTTCGACATAATATTCTCCAGATGCATAACTTGAAGGGGTAACATTTCCTGCAAATGCTACTTTCATACCATTGCTTAAATAAGTTCCGTTAGGAAGTTTATAAGTTTTCTTTCCTAATAAATCACTAGTAATATCAATATAAGTATCATCTGAAATATCTAGAACTTCTATGGCGCCGCCTAGATTAATATCTGTTTCACTTTGATAATACATCAATGATGGAGCATCTAGAGGAACAGTGAATGTAACAGTTCCAACTTCTACTCCATAATTATCAATAAAATTTGTAAGATATCTATCAGAAGTTCCTATACTACGTGCAGTTTTAAAGCTGAATGGATTTCCAGGACTATTGATTTCAAATATATAAGTTTGTCCTCTGTATAATTTTAATACAGGATTACGTGTAAATCCGTTAGGAGTAAAGACGTATTCATTGTTATTAATTTCAGATTCAATTGAGACAGTATAAGTACTTTCAATGGCACGTTGCTGACCTACAATTTTAATAGTGTCAGGTCCGTACGGTAGCCAATAATAATTTTGAAAATTAACAAATTTATCCCAATCGATATGTGGATTCCAACTATAAAATTCTTGCTTGTTTAACCTAGCATGATTAGATGTGTTGCCACCAAATACACCAACTTGATTAATATAATCAATATAATCTTTAAAGAAAGTATTATTACCTAACGAATCTTTAATTGTTATAGAAGGTTCAAATTGATAATTCTGTCTATCAGATTCTGGAGCAGTAATATAGATATCTGTACCTGTGGCACTTTTAGCATTTTCTCGACCAATATATCCATTGATTTTCTTTACTGTGCCGGGCTGGAAAAGTTGATCAACAGTAGCTTGTAAAAATTTTCTGTTGGCACTAGTTTGATAAAATGTTGGAAGAAACTTTATACTAAGACTAGTATTACCTTTTTGTGCGTCTTGACTATTAGCCATTAGTTACTCCGAATGTTGCACTAGTAATGTTTTGATTTGTTACTACTGAATTTAATGCTGAACCTGTTACTGTTTTTAAATTATCAGATGTTAGCCCTGCAACAATATTAATATCAGATGCTGTTGCACAACTGATGAATATTTTATTGCTAGGGCATTGGATTTCAAATAAACTGCCAAAATACTGATTTCCTTGTTTAGGAACAATTACAAAATTAGTAATATCTGGTAATAATTGTGTTACAACGTAAGTCGATAATTCTGAAAAATAGAATGTATCTCCAAAATTCCAATTTTCAAGAGCAAAGAATTGATTAATTGCTGTGATTATTCTTGAAATAATGTCATTATCACTTGCAGTACTACTTGGGTTTCTTACTACATTAAATGTAGCTTGCAAACTAAGGTCGGCTTGTGATCCAAATAATAAAATATAACTAACTGGATGATATACAATTTCATCCGAAATAGATTTAATTAAATTTAAGTCTGTACCTAATAAATTATTAAGTTCTGTACTACTTGGAGGCAATGGTTCATCAACGTTTGCTCCTGATAACCATTGTCTAAATTGTGTATCATATGCTGTAGTTAATACATAAATGTCCATGATGTTACTTGCACCTGGATCGATTCGACTATCATAGTCAGCATTATGAATATATTGAAATTTTAAATTGTCACGTCCAACAAATACTTTATAATCAAGTGTCGGATTTAAAGTGCTTGTTGATGCATCGTATTTTTTTACGACTTGTTTATCAACAAAATAAAAATATTGTCCGTCAGTATATTGAGTCAAAGATCCAACGTTACTTTGAGTACTTAAAATTATCACAGTATTGTCAGCATTGCTAACATATTGATAATCTTCTTGTCCGGCACTTATTAAATATTTTTGTTGAATGATGTATTTTTGTAAACTATTAGTTGTTGGAGAAACAATATCTAAAAATAATTGTGGGTTATCTACGATACCATTATTTTCACTGTCAGCAAATGCTACAACAATTTTACTTGGATCTGTATATCCATCTGCACCGTTATATTCGCTGATAATTTGCCAAGCCATATCAGTTGTAAATGGGATTGTATTATCCGGCTGAGTATTGATGCTTAAAATTTTTAAACTATCTAAAATTGTATTGCTAGTTACTGTGTCATACACTTTTTGTGTACTATCAAAATAGAAAGTTATTTCTTTATTGCTTTCAAAGATGTAGCGCAGTAAACGAGAATTTACAGTATAATACTGATTGTTAGTTGTAAACAATAATATCCAACTAGAATCTAACTGCGAATTAGTAATATCTCCTTGATTACCTAAACTAAATGCACTAGTAGTATTCAAGTTAGTTTCAAAAATAATTTGCCAGCTTTGTGTAGTAGCATCATAACGAAGGCCAAATGGCTTGTTATTAAAAATTAAATCAATCATTGTTGTAACAACTGATGCTTGTATTGTCACATTTAACTGTGGAATAATTTGATTAATTACAGCTCCAGTTGGAACAATCTTGTTAAGCGTTATTGGACCAAACCCTGTTGATAACAGACCAGTACCGCTAGCTGTTCCGTCTGTAGTAATAGATACTACTTGAGCCCAAATATAAGTTGTTCCGCCTGAAGGCAGAGCTTGTTGAACTCCGTTAACAACTGGTATTGACAATAATTTATTGTCGTTGTTTGTATTAAAATATTGACCAGTAGGTGCTACAAATTTTGCTAACGCACCAGTAGTAAAATATTTTAAATCCGTACTTGTATACGATCCAACTTTATATGGTACTGCGTCTGATGAAGATCCTACATATCCTGTACTGCTATTGCTATCGCTAGTTTTATTATACCAAGAAATATTAAGACTTTCTGTAATATAGTTAATGTAATTTGCATAATAAAAATTACGTAAATCAGGAGTATTTAATATTGGAAATATAGTGTTGTAAATTATACCTTCGATATCAGTTTTAGTTAGATAAGAAAAATTAGTAGTTGATGTATAAGATTCTTGATAGATAATTCCATCGTCACCAAACAAATTAGTACTAGAATATTTTCCAGTTGGATCAACTAAATCAAAATAACGGCTAATACCGCTAGCTGTTCTATTAATAGATTTAACTTTAGCAACTTTTTGTGTAACTGATAATGGACTGATGTTATAGTCTTCTCCAGTAACCATACGATTTTGTGTATAATATGTTTGTGGAGCATTGGTTTTAATACTTGCATTTGTTTCAGTTGCAGAACTATTAGAAACGCTAGTAACTAGTCCAAGACTTAATGTTAAAGTTTCAGTTTGGCCTTTACTACTTGTGTAAGGAATTGTAATTAAAACATTTAAAATATCCGAAGCATTAATTGTATATGTTAAATTATTACTGGTTCTGTAATAAACTCTAAAATTTCCTAATGGTAATTGTCCGAATGTTCCATCAGAAAATGATAACGATACTGTATCGTTAGCTCGAGTAATAACACTATAAATTGTTTTTATTTTATTGTTTAAGCTATTATAGATAATATTATTACCTGTTAGAGCAGGAACTTGAGACCAAAGCGTATCCTCTAATCCTGTACTTTGATTTAATTGCCATAGCCATACATCAGTATTATTAATATTCTGAGTATCAATATCGATTGTTTCGTTACTTGTAGGCTGATTAACTATGAAGGTTGCTTGATTTAATGTACCTTGTGTGAAGTTAAAAAAGAATCCTGTGTTAGGACTACCGGCTCCAAAGCCGTCATCACGATAAACACATGCAATTTGATTGCCAATCGAAGGAGGTTCTTCGTAAATGTATGATTGATTTGCAAATGTAGTACTGGTTATTTCAAAATTCATTACTCGTCCAGCTACAGTTTTACTAAAACTATAAACAGGAACGTTGTTATTAGCACCATTAAATCTATATTGTCCGGCACTAATACCATAAATGCTAGCTTGATCAATTGGATTGCCAAATTGATTAGTTGTCAATAATGCTGAATTAATTATTTTAATAAATTGATCGTACCAATTAATATTACTTGGATCGTTCCAAGTAATATATTGTCCTGCTAGATTAATTCCATTACTATCTAATACAGTTTCTGTTGTGCTTATTGCATTTACTTTTAATAAACCACTTGCTGGAACGTTTCTACTAGGATTATAACCTATCATACGAGCTAAACGTAATACACTATCACGGCGCTCTGCTAGTTCTAAAAAGTTTTCACGAGCATTTAAATCAACACGAAATGCAATACTTTGCCCAAGAAAAGCAATGACATCGATTAACGCTAGATATTCCGAACTTTCGATATAATCATTAAAATCTTCTGGAAAATTCGTACGGATATAATTGATCATTGTACGGCGCAGATTTTCAAAATCGTAGCTTTGGAAGTCTGCGTTTTTAAATGATTGATAAATTTTTTGCCAGTCTTCGCTCACTAGCAGGTTGTTTAGTCTATCCGTTGAGCTCATAATGTATCCTAATAATGATATTTATCGATTAAAATTATGTGCGTAGTTTATTGTACAAGTAGTCCGTTGGCTTGATCAAACCGTAATTGCAACTGTTCTTGCAGGTTATATTGACTATATATTAGCGTACACTCTATTTGTAGCCCGGTATCATAAGGTGTTATAACTACATTTCCAGCTTGAACTCTAGGATCATAATTTATGATTTCATTAACATTTTGTAATATTAAATCTTTAACTATATCTGTTAAAGGTTCAAACAATAGATCCCAAATAATTGTGCCAAATTCTGGTTGCATTAGTCTTTCACCCTGACGAACATAAAAATGATTTAGCAAATCCTGTTTAATCAGTTGATAATCATACAATGCAAAATTCTCAGTATCAGTACTAACAGTACTAAATCCTCTATAGGTTTTAGATCCAGAAATATCAGGTGCTCGAGAAGAAACTGCTGGTAAAACTATCTTTTTATATAATGTAGAAGCCATTAACTTCCTCCTTGAACTTTGTTAAAAGTATCTGTAGTTGTTGTATACATACCAAATGCTGCCGGAGCAGGTGTTGTTGGACTATCAGTAGCTTGAGTATTATCTGGTGTAAAGCTAGCAGGATCTAAATTTTCGTGTCCAGCCCAAGGTTCTGTTTGCGGTATTCTTCCAGCTTTAGGAGCATCTTGAGCAGTATCGGCAGCCGGGCCGTTCATGTGAATTTCAGATGCAGTCTCAACGTGATTTCCGCCAGCATTAATATTACTATTTCCGCCTGTGGTTAACTTCCCGTCTGCTCCTGCTTTAATTTCATAGTTAGTTCCGGCAGTAGCATTAAAGTTAACACCAGCATTTAGATTAATATTATTTGCGGCAGTAAAATTAATATCTCTGTCAGCAGTAATATTAAAATCATTCTCTGTATGCAAGCTAATGCTATCTTTTGCATAGATATCAATTTTTCCATTACTAGTTAATTCTATCCAAGCAGTGCCACGACTGTTAGTAATATAAATTAAATCTTCGCTATTATGCAAAAGAATTTGATGACCAGTTCGTGTACGAATACGTACTAGCTCGTTATGAGGAATTGTTGGATCACCGCTAGTGTCTCCTTGTTCTACTGCGGCATAAGTTGGAGGACCATCTCCTGCTTTTGTCATCCTTAAAAATTTATCGTCGCCGTCATCCATTACAAAAGTTGTTCCGCCAAGACGACTTACTGGAGCATTTGGAATTAAATGTTCTATTTTTCCAACTGGGCCTTGTTTTGCGCCAGGACGTTTATCAAGCGGTCCAGGTGTGCTAATTCCAAACACCATACTAGGTGCTTCACGTCTTGCACTACTAGTAGTAAGACCGCGGATATCATCATTAATTAAACCTTGACTGTTTAATACATCTGCTAATGGATGTGTAGGTTTTTTAATTTGTGTTGGATCGCTAGGAGTATCATTAACTTGTTTATTGTATTCTGCAACAGGTGCTCTAGGATAATCTCCTTCAACAGTATTTTGTGTGGCCGCAATACCTGGCAACATAAAATTCATATTTTCATCTTGAACGCATCCTATCCAATAACCTTGACGAGGATCCCCATCGATAAAAAATACAACAACTGTAGTTCCTGGATCAGGAGGAATCATCCACATTCCATAACTTTTTTGTGTATTATTATAATCGTTAGGATCTTGCTGAACATACTTAACACCAGTAACTCCATAAAACGGACTCATGTATTTTACTTGGTGTAATTGACTTTCAACTCCATCACCACCTGCTGGTCTTAGAATTTCAACTTCTAAAATTCCCATGTAAGTAGGATCGAGATTACTGACAATCCTTGCTAAAAACGGGCCAGGTTTTTGTTCTGCATCGCCCGAAGGTACGTAATCATAATTCTTATCTGTCATTTATATACCTTGTTATCCATTGCTAGGAGCGGCGGTTTTATCTCCAGTACCATCTGGATTATTTGCATTAACTTTACTATCTGATGTAGATAATGGTTTACCAGTTGCAGTTAATTCTTGTCCTGGTCTTCTAAAACCTTCTAGTGTTTGTGTAAACTTTCCTTGTTTAAAGTGACTAGTAACATTGTTTATACAATACAATCCGCTAAACGCCATTATAGGTGCGCTAGATCCTGCAGAGCCGCCAAAATCGTATAATCCTGTGGTTTGATTAATATCAATAGGAGTTCTAAAATTAACTATAATATCAACTTCTCCGTTTTGATAATTCATAGTTCCGTCTGCATTAACATTGCTGTATTGGCTTGGAGGAGATGTATAATTGCCAGCACCGCTTTGCATTATATAATATGGATCTCCTATAATTTCCATATTAAGTTGTAGCATGTCTGTTCCGCCATTAATTGCATCGTGCCATATACGTGCCGCGCGAGTTTTTTGATCTTCTGATCCACCACCACCTTTTTTATCAGTAGCTTGTGTTGTTCCAGAATATTTGTTTTGTGTTGGATTTGTTCCCAACTTTGATGAAGGATTTGATCCAGGTTCTAATACTGTAACTGTTGGAACTGTTTTTTCTTTTGCACCGCCTTGAGCTGCCGCATTCTTATTATCTTGTGTATTTGCTAAACTGCCAGCTGGCAAACTTGTACTAAAACTTGCATTGTATTCTATATCAAATTTTATAACATCTACGTTTTTTCCAGTATATATGTAATTGTAAACTTTAGCGGCTTGTGCTTTTAAATTTTCAAAACCCGGGGCTTTAGTATTAGGAGGCATTACTTTACTAGTATGTGCTTGGAAAGGTACTACTCGATATACAATTAATTTAGGTTTTTTACCAGTAGCTTTCTGAGTAGTTCCAATATTATACACTTGTGTGTCTATGCGCCACCATTGTCGCATACCTTCAGGAGTTACATTTGCGGCATCCAATGCTTTGTTTGCATAATCGCTCTTTAACAGTACTTGATTGATAGCATTAGGAATATCACTGTCTTGAGTAAATTTAAATTCACTGCTTTTAGGATCTATTGTATTTTTTCCGCGAATATATGTTTTTGTTGTTGAATCATAGATTTGATTTTCTGAACCAAAACTAGGATCTCCTTTTTTAATTTCATCAAAGGTAAGCGAAGCAGAACCAATAGCATTACAATCTGTCGATGCTTGCACTAATGTTTTATTACTTGCACTACGTTGCAATCCTAACTTAGTAAAAACTGCTTGCGCTGTTGGTGAATCAACTGACTGTGTTGCAGTAGTGTTATTTTCTGAATCAGTTGATTGTGTAGAACCAGTCGTACCTGATGAAATATCTTTAGGAAATAAAATAATAATTTCATCAGGAACATCAACAACTTTATCTTGTTTTAATTTTTGTAAACGTTGATTAACAGCAACTTGTAAACTTTTATCTCCTGTTTGTAAAACTTCTTGTACAGTTGTACCTTTAACAGATACGTCTGTTTTAAGACTTGCATATTCTGAAGTATGTGCTTGAGCTCCTTGCACGAATGCTTCACAATTATATGTTGCACCTTTTTCATTAACCTTCATAGTTAAATTAGTAAATTTAAAAACAACTTTACGACTAGTGCCAGGAATACTAACCATACTACCAGTTTCTGTATTACCAGCAAAATCAACTGTAAGTAAAAATGGAGCATCACGCCAGTTATCATGCCCTGTTTGTTGAGCCGCTTGTTGGCAAGCAATATAAAATAGGCCCATACTATATGGTTCAATAATATCAAATGATATGTTTGTAAGACTTGAATTTTTTCCGCCTTGCCCTGTTAACACACCTTTCATTTCTAAATTGTCTATAAAAAAATCAAATTTTCCGTATGGAGTGTTAATTCTATTACTAGGACTTGCATTTGCTGATTTACATATTAAAGGATAACTATTTGAACTAATATATGATGATGGGTTGTTAAGCTGTGCATCTGTTAATACACCGATACCAAGAATATAATCATAACTTGCATAGGCAAATAGAGGATTAGGAATTGGTAATGCTACTCCACTTAATGGTTTAATGAAACTTGATAACGATTGAAAAATTCCAGATATTGTATCACCGATTCCACTTAACGCACTAGCAGGACCTTGTGATACAATACTACTTACACTCGAGCCAATACTCGATACTGTATTACCAACAGCCGTAACACCAGACTGAATTGTTGCAGTTGCCGAATCAATTAATCCAGAAACGTTATCTAAACTCATTTTATAATCCTAATAATGTTGCTAACCCTGTACCTTGTGGTATATAGATTTGTGCGCCAGGAACAAAATCAAGTATAGGATCTTGTAATACATCAAGATTACGTTGTATAAACACCCACCAAAGTCCTGCATTTTTATACAAATCAAATGCTAATAAATCTGGTCTGTAAGTATATTGAGGTTGTATTGTATATAAAAAATCGTCGGCAGATGCTGGTACTGGTCTAATAGTCAGTACATCTAAATAGTTGTTAGTAATTGGAGTTGTATACCAAGGACTAACATTTGTATAATTTGCTGCCATGTTAGATATATCCAAAAGAATTATTAAGATATCCGCCTTGAACGAATCTATCAAGACTAAAGTTTTTAACGCTATTTCTGCTGTACATTGGTTGCAATGTTACACTAAAGCTACTCTTAGTAGGAACGTGTGTTACACCTCCACTGGTAGTTCCGCCTAATCCAAATGTTCCTGCAAGAGCGGCAACTTGTCCAACTCCGCCGGCGATATTACTTATAGTATCTGTAATACCACTGATGCCTGGAATGGCTCCTCCTAAACTACTTGCAAGACCTCCGATAGAATCGGCTACGCCTTCTGTAGATCCGGCAGCACTACCTACAACATTAACACCGATATAATCGCAACTAGAATCTAATTGTGTTGTAAAACTTGTAACTACTACTGGCACATTTTTAAAAACATAATTTCCATAGCCGTTAAGCATAACAACCGGCGGAGGATTGCCTGCCTTTGGATCATTTCCGCTGAACATTTTGGTAAGGCTACGTAAATAATGAACCGCGGCAATCCAATACAATCCTTGTGTAGCATCTTCAACGTTCATAGGTGCAGTAATTTGTATTTCACCAGGATCACTACTTTGAAATGCTTTAAACGTATAGTTTGTATGCGTTACTGGAATATTGGTATAGCTAGCTTTACTTGTAATTGTAATCTGAGGAGTGTAAGGAAAAATTAATCCGCCTGCGTCTTTCAAAGGTTTAAGTACAGGACTAGAAGAAAAACTAGGCCAAGTTGGCAAGCTCATTCTAACACGCCAATCGTTAGCATTTGCATCACCGCCAAACGTGGCTACTGCACTAACAATATCTCCAACAGCCGCACCAGCAGTTGGTAAATCAATACTGCGAATGGCGCTCATTACACCCCCGCTAGCGTATCCTGCGCTCAATGCACTCGATAAGTTACTAGCTACATTAATAGCATTTGAGCCAGCACCTATCAAATTTTGTGAAGC